TAATTGGCAATGGGATATAGGTATTGCCAGCCCAAACAATATTTGCATTGGCATTTATATTAGTGCCGTTATGAAATCTGTAAGTTTGAGCAGAGCCATGTAAAGCAACAGTTGTTTCTAAAGTAAAAAGTTCAATAATCGCAGATGGATTTATTTTTTGTAAATCTGTAATTATTGGGGCAGTACTCATGGCTCAAACACCTCTCGAAATGTGGCATTAATACTAGCCCTATTATTGTATGGAATCGTTTTAGACCATTTATCACAAACAAATTTCATTGAAGAACTTTCACCCGCTGGTGTGTAATCAAAACTAGCTTGGTCATTTGCTCTTGCATCTAAAAAAGTTTCGATTGTATCAGCATCAGTTTCACTGACATTCCAAGTAAAGTTAAAAACTTTTGGGTTTTGATTCTGGGCTAAACCAAAAACAATACGTTGTTCAAAACCATCTGCAAATTGTATGATCCTGTTGATAGGTGCATTATTTTTTCTAGAGCCATACGCAGGTTTGATGTCTGGAAAAGTTGCCATTATGCTAATAATCCCCCTGCTCTTTTTTGTTGTATTATTTCAGATTGTACAGCAACTGCAATAAGCCTTCCAAGTTGTCTACCTTCCTCTTCACCGCCTTGTGCATCAACTCCTCCCTCCATATTTACGTTAACG